CCACCTCTATGCCGTAATGTCGACACATCTCTACTATCTTACGTCCTACCTCGTGGTTGCGTCCCGTATGGTTGCCGATTGCTGCCGACCGTGCCGCACTGCCACCTCTACCCACGTGCCAATGTGCCTTGTTCAGCCAACCCGCCTCAACCACCACCACAAAAAACCTGTCCTCTTTTGTGAGCATATCTCTTGTTTCTCGCAGATAGTCGAGTAAGTCGGCAAAGGTAAGGTTAGAAACCTCTATAATTCTGCTTTCTACAATCAGAAAGGCAACCCCAGACTTATCTACATCGGGGTCTATACCTATCACTACATCATACTTCTTCATACGTCCAACCATTCTTTATCATCATACACATTACCCACTACTTCCACATAGTTGAGGAAATCCTCCTTTAAGCAGTCGTGCTCACAGAAAGGCGAAAATACAGACGACATAAAGACATTGCCTCGTAAATGGCAGTTATATCCAAATGCCCCTTCATCAAACACTACTTTGGCGTAGAAACTTTCAAGGTAATAACCTTCGTGTTCTTCGTACCTTATTATATCGCCCTCGTATATCTCTGTGCCATTTTTATCTTTTAAACCTGTGTATTGTCCTACACTATCAGCGATAACAAAATCACCATCGTGAGTCAAATCCCAAGCTCTACAATTATTAGGGCTAATATATGCCTCACCTTTGTGGTAATGGAACAGGTCGCCATAGCACCAATTCCCATTTTGGTCTATCCCTCTAAACTTTATACATCTCATCACTCGTAACTATTTTTATCGTAATTAATAAATTTCCATCCTTGACTAATAAGTAATTCTATATTCTTTTTAGAAATGTAATTATCAACTTCATAAGTATGGCAATCACCAAAACCACCTTGAGTAACAGAAGTTTTTCCGAGAAAAGATTTTATTTTTTCTATTTTCTCTGAGGTATTCCCCCATTCTTTAAACCTATCCCCATTTTCTTCTTCTGTTCTGATAAGATGACAATGTACATAATTTGAGAACATCTCTTCAACAGGTTCTAAAATGATAGTATTCTTATATTTTTCTTTTAGAAAAGCGACATACTCATTCGTACCTACCTTATCTTTTAAGTCAGTATAAACTTTTTTTATAAAAGCTCCTTTTTTATCTTGTTAATACTCAAACCTCAATCTTTTCGCAACCGCCGCAACAACGTCCACTGTTACCGAGTTGCCTATCATTTTATACCGGTTTGTTCTCGCTACCTCTTTCACCTCGCTATTGTAATTTCCCCTCCTTGTCCAATCATCAGGAAAACCTTGCAACCTCTCACTCTCTATCTCCGTAAGCCGCCTAATACTACCAACAAAATTATTCTCCTGAAAAGAGTTTGCCGATATTGTCGGACATTCCGTAAATACTCCTCCCTTATTGTTTCCTCTCGGGCGTTGGTATATCATCAAGTCTGTTTTATGGAAATTCAAGGCAGGAACATTCCCTCGTGAGTCGTATACCCGATTTTGTTGGTAAGGTTGCCTTCCATTGCTCTCTTTCGAAGCATTCATCTGATAGATATACGTGTTGTCTCGTCCTATCGCTCCGTTTGCTCGTAATGTGGTACTAATCTCGCCCGATGTCCGCCTTTCTGTTCTGATAACATCGCCTTCATCGCTTCCGATAGGAAATACTCCACACTCACTTCTTCCTGCAAGATGTCCGACAAGGTATATCCGCTCTCTATTTTGGGGTAAAAACCATCTCGTATTAAGCAATTGCCATTCAAGTCGATAGCCCCCAATGTTGGCAAACTCTTGCACGATTGCCGCAAAATCTGCCCCACCATTTGAGCTGAACACTCCTTTAACGTTCTCCCAGATAAATACCGAAGGTCTGACCTCCCGTACAAGCCTAATTGCTTGCCTGATAAGACTACTCCGCTCTCCTCCAAGCCCCGCACGCTTTCCAGCCAAACTGAAATCTTGGCAAGGCGACCCGAAAGTGATAATGTCGATTTCTCCTCGTCCGAATTCTCCACCCCGAACATCTTCAACTGAACCAATGTATTTTGCATCTTTAAAATTGTACTTATAATTCGCTATTGCGTGTCTATTAACCTCACTATAATAATGATTCTCAAGCTCAAAGCCCGCTCTCCGCAGCCCCAAGCTGAAACCGCCGATGCCGCTGAATAGGTCTATTATATTTAATCCCTTTTTCATTTCCGTTTACTCTCCCCCTCGAACACAAAATCATTACAGCACTCACGTATCCTGTCGTAGATACGTTCGCCGTACTTCGACCTAAGAGTTACCTCCTTGTCGTCGTCCGACTTTGGCAGCAGGTTAGTTATCAGTATCGTCCGCAAATCAGAGCGATACCGCTTGTCGTACAAGTCGACGAACGGACACAGCCGATTACCGTAGTACAGTACCTCCGAGTTCTCCACGCCTACGTCGTCGATTACGAGTATATCGATACTTTTCAATGCCTCTATCATCGTGGTGTTCTGTTCGATGTATGCCGTCTGCACATCGAAGCTGTGCACAAGCCTTATCGCAGATGCTTGCCTCCGTTTGATTTCGTCGTAGAAGTCTGCATTTACCGCCTTGCAGAATGATGTCAGCAACTTCGATTTACCCACTCCTACCGAGCCACGTATCAGCCAACCTTTGTGTATCTTTACCTTGTCGGTTACATCTTGATTATCACCGCAGTACCACCGTGCCAAATACTCCATTAATCGCTGTGTGTATTCGTCCATTATCACCTGCTCACCTCGCTCTCGTAGGTAGGAATGGAGCGTCTTGTGCGTTCTGTTCGCTAAGTCTCGCCAACAGTACATTTCTTCCCCTCTTTGCCCCTCAGAGCGTAACGGCTCTATGTTGTGCTCCTGTCGCAACACGTCCGAGAGCAGCTCCGCTTTGCTTGTTTTGTTCATTTTTTACCGTAGTTTTTTGATTGTTAAACAATTGAGTTTTCAGTTCGAAAAGCCCCTGCCAATTGTTCGCTATCGATTGCTCAATAATAGCCCTGCACATTTCAATGTCGCCGCCGCCAAGTTCATACATCTTGCGGTACGCAAGCTCTATCTGCTTTTGGTCTTTGTAGCTGTTGTGTTTTACTCGTCGTTTATAGTCGAGCCACTCCTCGAATAATTTTTTAAAATTTTCATCGTCGATAAAGTCGAGAGAAAAAAGCGGCTTTGTCGCTTTTTTGGATACTACGTTAGTAGTATCTTTTTTAGTCTTGTCTTCTTCTTTATCTTTATATCTTATGTTGTCTAAAGCGTTTTTATCAGAAATACTATCAGAAATACTATCAGAAATACTAAAATTATTTAAGGTTTTATTTGAGTGTTTCAATGTGTATTCGGTATTATTTCTTCGTCCCTTTTCAGCCTTAAAATCTATTAATCCCCTTTGTTTTAGTACGTTACGTGCCTTTATCAATGTCGGTTCAGTGATACCGCATTCTAAGACCAAACGTGCATTTGATTGATTGAATGTTTGCTTCCAACGTAAACGATTCGATATATTCAGCAATGCAAAATATAATTTACTTTCGCTTGGCGTAAAGCAAAACTCTTCATTCAATCGCCAAAAATCATTAATTAAATCTAAGTATTTCATATAAAGTTCTTTAAACAGCCCCCCCCTGTGAACATCTCTAACTGAACAAATGTCTGTCTATCTACACTCGCCTTTTTTCTATACGGCGTCCGTATCCATTGTATGCCCGAAACATAGTACCGCCAAAAACCAAAGCCATACCTAAGATTATTCATTGTGAATTTTCGAAACCCCTCCATTGCTTCAATCCGGCTATCTGCTGCTATCGACGTAATATACATTAACCTATCATTCCTAACTGTTTTGAACAACAAAAACCTTTTTTCTTTAATCATATAATCGTTTTTTTTTATTTTAAAAAAAAGCCCCCGCCGCACACGATTGCAGCCTCGTAACATTGCTGGGGGCACGCACGTCTAATCTCTCGTTATTAGAACCGAATGGTTTGTCTGTCGGACGCCTCCACCAACCATTAAGGGTACGCCTCCTAATAGGTATTTGGCGATACCTCTAAAAACTCCTATATTCAGTCCCTTTGCCCACAAATACGCGGGGCGTATTGCCCTCACGCTCTTCTTTCGTTTGCGGCACGTATATTGTGTGAGTGTCGCCGTACTTCGATGGCTCTCGACGCTCCGATACTATCAGGTCTACATATTTCTTGCCGTTGCCGGCTGTTGTGATCTTCTCTTTCGGCAAGTCCGAAAGGCAAATACTAATCTTAATCATCTCTGTTTATGTTTTTATTTATCAATAATATGTTGTGCTCTTGTGCAGCTCTATCAATTCACTGTCATCTTTTTTGTTATATTCGAAGAAATGTCTTGCACTCTGCCAACTCAAATGCGATTGTACGCTTCCGTAGGCGTGGCAAAACTCGCCTCTCTCGGCTGCTATACGCATAGCTTCTTCCACTTTTTCTTCGTCATAGTTAGCCTCTATGGCATATACATCATATCCTTTTGCCGTTATGCCCTCCAAGTGTGCAGTATCCGTTGCGTGAAATATCTTGCAGTCGTCGAGATATATCCTATATCCGCAGTTCTCTACATCGTGGTACAGCTTGAAGGGCGATACCTTGAATACTCCATAGTTATATACCTTACCTATTTCGTACACATCAATATTATTCAGTCCTTGCAGCAGGGGCAACATCCACCTGCAACAGCCTATACGCACCGATGGGCGTTCGAACTGCAACTGCCGTAGCGTTGCCAGACTCAAATGGTCGCCGTGCGTGTGCGTCAGCAATACGATAGATATTTGTTGGCTGTACGGTTTTATCTTTGCGTAGCTAACTCCGCAGTCCACAAGGATACGGTTGTCGCCGTACAATACGGCATTACCCCTGCTGCCCGAACTGATAATATTTACCTTTCCCATTTGTTTTCTGTTAAATTGTAAACACCTCTCGGGAAAAATTGTATATCAGGAATTTCATCATACTCAAAGCCCCATACTGCTCCGAAGTGCTCTGTCATAACTTCTCGTGGCTTTTCTGCCGTGATTTTAACCAGACAATTCTTATCCAAAGTGTGCCCATTGCAGCTATGGGTATGTGCCTGTCCGAAAGAAAAATAACTCGTCTTCATATCTCGTTGAAGTTTAGTTTTTTGGTTACTACCTCTTTTTGCTCTGGTTCAGGCTCGTCCTGCGTTACTACCGTAGCGTCCACCACAGTACGCTTGCTTCCTCTGGGGTTGTCGATGTATTCACCGTTGCCGTCCGCTTGGTCGTTGATGATAGCCTTCTGCATTTCTACCGAAAGCACTCCGTAACGATTGAGCAATAGCTTTAATACAGTCTTCTTCGCCATAAGGTCGAACTCTTCCCTCCAAAGTCCTGTACCGTATTTATCGAAGTTCTTCGAGTATTTCTTGGCGTGAGCCTTTACCTGCTCCACTGTCATATATAGCGATTGTTGGAAGCCGTTCATCAGTTCTATGTAAGCGAGATAGCCTACTACTTCGCCCTCAGGATTTTCTCCAAGAAATTCGGTGTGTCCCGTGAATTTGTTTCTCTTTATCTCACCTTCACGCACCTCGCACGTGTTGATAGTCTTATACTGTCCGCTTCGAATAGCAAGCTGGATAAATCCCTTATATCCCATTTGGAACTGCGGTATCATCTTATAACTACCGTCTTTCTGTCTCGAGTTATAAGCTATCACATAGGCATAGCCTAAGTTCTTATTTAGTGGTAGGTTTAGTGCTGTTGCATTCATTGCACACTTCATAAGTTCAGCGGGTTCGCATTGTTGCAGGCTTGCGTCTGCGTCCGTGATTGCTATCACATTGCTCACAAACTCCGACTTCTTCGCTCCAAGCTGCTGCTGCAAGAAGTTGCTCGTGCTTTCATTCGAAAAAAACTTGCTGATAGATACTCTTTGATTAGTTATTGCATTCATATTATTCCATTATTTTTATATTGTTATCCACGATAAACTGTTTAAGTGCTTTCAGTTGTTCGAAAGTACCTTTTACGGTAAAGGTCATCTCGAACTCTTCGGCGGTGTCGGTATTGGTTGGTTGCTGTTCTTCTACCATTGGAGCTTTCAGAGGCTCTGCCGCAGTCGGCTGTTCCGTTGACGCTTTCTCTGCTTGCAGTCTTGCTTGTTCCTCTTGTTCTGCCTTGCGTTTGGCTTCCTCCTCTGCTCGCTCTTTTGCGGCAATTAGAGCCTGCTCCCTCTCTTTTACCGTATTGATAGCGGTATTAATATCAAGGCTGCGACGATATTCGTACATCACCTTATCGTTAAATTCTTGGCTGTCGCTTACCGTCTTGGCGAGTTCGATGTCCTGTTCTACCTTGCTCACAAACTCCAATATTTGAGTCTTGAGCGACTTCAGACTTGCCGATAGCGTAATGTTCAGGTGCATTAGTCTGAACGGCACGAAGTCGATATTTTTAGCCGAGCAAAGCTCCATAAAGTAACCTTGTAGCTCTTTCTCTCTTTCGAGCCTCAGGGTGTTCTCGAATGAGAAGATTTTACCCTTCAAAGTGTCGTCCGCTTCGTTATAATGCTTGGCGACAAACTCCTTGTACTTGGCTTCGAATTCCTGATAAGGTTTCGATACTGCTTCTTTTATGAATTTACGTTGCTTCTCGAACTCGGCAAATTCCTTGTTGAGTTCCGCACGCATATCCTTCACAGATTTCACAGTTTGGTCTGTTACTACCTGTCCGTCCAAATTTAGGTCCGCAATTCTTGCCTGAATTACCTCTCCTACTTCCGACAATAGATTATACTCTATTATCGGCTCTTGCTTTAACAAAATGATTTCCTGCATAACTTTTTACTTTTTAATTGTTTATACTTATTTTACTTGATTTCTATAACTATAATATTTGTCCTTTTTACTTTCAGTCTCGGGGTGTGCCCTATCGTATAGCTTATTTGATACGATAATAGCCACGCCCGCCACTCCTGCAAACGCAAGACCTATCGGTTCGGCGACACATAACAGCACCATACCTATACCTCCCAGTATCATACCTGCTATGTCCGATAGCCTATACATCACTTTTGCCTGTTTGTTGTTCATATCTATTTTATTTTTAATTGTTTATTGTCGATTTCGTTGAATAACTTTTTGAGAAATTTTTCGTCTGATTTGCTCATCTTGGCGGGTTTTATTGCACCGCATACACAGTCAAACCTCTTGTAGTCGTAGCCTCTTTTTATGTAGCAATCGAAGTTCGGATTATATTCTCTGGTGCGGTGCTCGGCGTATACCTCGCCTGTTGTCCTGTTTACTACCTTATATTCTATGTATGCTCGTCTCATAGCTCTACTATTATATTGTTATTCAACGTCTCGATTAGTTCGGCTTCTTGCATTGCTGTAAATTCATCTACCTCTGCCGCTACATCAGCAGTAAGGAAAGCGTGCACTTCGTCGATTTCTACACAGTCTATCACAAGCTTATCGTACGTCGGCGAATATCCTTGTCCGTCCTCGTGCTCTATGTACCCGTAGCCTTTGCCGCAGATGTTCAGAGCGTACTCTTCTGTTACCTCTACGTCGCAGAATATATCTACTGCCTCATCGCTTGCCCAACTCGTTGTAGCAGGTACATATATTCCCTGCTTCACTCTGTCCATTATCTTCTTGAATTCTTGCGGTTGCATAGCGGTATTAGCTTTTATATATTATTATAGTTTCACAGGCTTCAGCCTCAAGCAGTTGAGCCAATTCATAATTCACGGTAGAGGTCTTTCCCTTTCCGTTTGGCATAGGCTTTACTAAACCTCTCTCTACCCACTGTTGCACCCTCGCCTTGCGAAAACGTTTATACGCTTTATTCTGAGAAATATATCGAGGACGCTCGCACACACTCTCCAATGCTCTCTGCACTCCGATAGCTATGCCACTTGCTATTAGCTCCTCTACCTCTTTTCTTGATATTTGGTACAACATTCTTAAAAAAACAAAAGACCCTCAGAAACTCCCCCAACATTACTGTTGTTTGACACAGAGCTTCTAAAAGTCTTTTTTTATCTGTTCTTTTTACAGTGGTGTCAGCACCGCTTATTTATTCTTTTCAAAAAAAACACTACCTTTGCAAAAGTTTTTACCGCCAAGTAATACCTCCTGTGGAGGTAGTGCTTTTTGTGTGGTAGAACCACAGTGCAAAATTAGAACAAATAATTCTAACAACCAAATATTTTAGAACATTTTATTCTAAAATATTGTTATTTGGAATGATTATAAATAATAATATTATGGAAAAGACTATTAATGAAAGACTTGTGGAAGTTTTGAAACATCTGAAAGAAAATAAACTCATCTATAACGAGGCAGATTTTTCCCAAAAAACAGGGATAAGTAAGTCTTTTTTATCGGATATGAAGGCGGCTCGAAAGGAAATAAGTGAACGTACTGTACTAAATATTGCTGATGTTTTTCCTGACCTAAATTCGGGTTGGCTTCTCACTGGTGAAGGAGAAATGATAAAAAAAACGATCCATAATGATGTCGAAGCTGTACCTGAAGATAAATATATAATGGCGGAATATGCCGATTTACGAAGCTTCGCAGGGCGTCTCGGCGGAAGCGATATAGAGCAGTTGCCAGAGACACACAAAAGGCTTTTGCCTCGTGAATATGAGAAAGGCAACTACCTCGTTGTGAGAGTGTCAGGAGACTCTATGAACGATGGCACATCTCGCTCGCTATGTGATGGAGATGAGGTTTTAGTTCGCGAACTTGCCCACTCCGAATGGGAAACCCTCCCGATAAGGAATAGACTGTTTATTATCACATCGAGGGAGGGCAACGTATTGAAACAAATAAAAGAAGTAAATAAAGAAGAGCGGTATATAGTGTGTCATTCATTCAATACATCTTTCGAGGATTTTACATTGAGTTTTGATGATATATATCAGATATTTGTTATATACAAAATAGTTCAAAAACAGATTAGATTAGAATAGCAAATATGAAAAAGATAGGCGACTACATCTTTGTTTTTTTTACATTCACACTAACTTTTTTACCTTTAATTTTGGGAGTGGTGGCTATTTTGTGGAATATAGGATTTGTTTTATGGTATATAATAAACCCTAAGGAAGATCTTAAACAAGATGATAAATTAATTATACAAACTTCAGAATCTCGCCCTCATCTTCCATATTATGACGATGTAGAAAACTATTACTATGGGGGCGACTATGATTGCCCCATAGAAGATGGAACATATTCCGCTGACGTATACTACACAAACTCCGATACAGGTTATTCTGCGTATTATACCCTTGATGTAGATGTAGAAGACTGTCGAGTTGTATACATATATTTCCCTAATGGAGGTTACCTCGATGATAGTATGTTTAACTCCGATAAGTTCGATGAATATGGGGAATGTACTGTTGATTATGGAAGTAAATCGTTTGATATAACTATTGATATAGATGACCATACACAATAAAAATATTAATAATAAAAACATTCATTCAAATGAAAAGAGTAACATTATCAATCTTATTTATTTTGTCGGTTGTATTGATACCGACTACTGCCTTGCCTGTATCGCAGCAGCAAGACAACGACCCCAAAGTAATTATCTGTACAGGCAAGTACTCAAAGTGCTACCACCGGTATGAGTGTAGGGGAATAAAAAACTGTAAAGGCGAAATCAAATCAGTCAAACTGTCGGAAGCCCGCAAGACGCTCCGACCTTGCGGCTACTGTTACAAAAAACAATCATAAAAATTACATCGCAGGCACAAGTATTTGACTAATAATATGCTCTTTCAGTTTGCTAAACTGTCGTACGGGTAACCGTACCGGGGGTTCGAATCCCCCTCTCACCGCAACTAAAAGCCTAATTGATAGAGCATATTGAGGCTGGAATATTTTTATCGAACGGCAAAAACGTACAAGTATTTTTGCCGTTTTTGCCAAAAAAAATTACAAATAAATTACAAACTCAATATGGCGACTTTCACTCCCGTTACTCGTACAAAAAAGGAATTTAACCCTGTTTACATTCGTATATCGGCACTTTCAACCACAGACTACATCAGAACGTCGTATGTCGTCCACAAGTCCAGTGTAAGCAAAAAAAATGAGATTACCGACCATATCATATTAGCTAACTGCTATGGGCAGATTAAAGAATATATTGCCAAACTCGCCGAGTATAATACAGAAACTTGCTCTGCAAAAGAAATCAAGGAACTACTACTCTCCGATAAGCGAGGCATATCTTTCTCCAAATTTGCAAATAAATATATCGGCAAAATGTACAATGAAGGTAGAGATAAACCTGCTGCCAATTACCGCACTGCTCTTAGGTCGCTAAGTCTGTTTTTGGGTAAAGATGATATTGCGTTTTCGGATATAACATCTTCGGTGATAAGAAAATGGATAGATATGCTTTCTGATACCCGACGGGCTAAGAATATGTACCCTATATGTATTCAAAAGATATTTGAGGAGGGTTGCCTTGAATACAACGACTATGACAAAAACATCATCAAAATACCTCACCAACCATTCAAACCGATAAGAATACCAAAGATAGATATAGCTGAGTCCAGAGCCATAGCTCCCGAAATAATAAAACAGATTTTGTCCGCTACCCCAATATATACCCGCGAACAGTTAGCTCTCGACGTATGTCTTATGATTATATCTCTGGCGGGTATCAACACGGTAGACCTGTATAAGATGAATACTTCTTGTCTAAAAGGAGACAAACTATGCTACAATAGAGAAAAAACAAAAAATACAAGACCTGACAAAGCTTATATCGAGATTATAGTACCCAAACGAATACGATACCTCTTCAAAATATACAAAGGACACAACTATCTTTTTAGTTTTGCCGAAAGGTATCATACCCCCGACTATTTCTCTACATCAGTCAATAAGGGGCTACGGTCTATATGTTCTCGATACAATCTACCTGAGGTTACTGCCTACGCCTTCCGTCATTCGTGGGCTACTATCGCCCAAAACAATTGCGGGTTTTCTATCGAGCAAGTCGCCTTTGCCCTCAACCACACATCAGCACATAAAGTTACAACAAGATATATAAAAAAAGATTTCTCTATTATTGACAGAATTAACGAAAGCGTGTGGCAGACAATATGCGGTCCCTAATTTGTTTCGTTTTTGAAGCCAAAGCGAGTTAAAACGTCGCCAAGCTGCGAAGATATACCATTGTCTTTTTTTTCTGTTTCTGCCTCTGCTTTTGGAATAAGGTATGGTATTATCTTAGTATATAGGTCAAATATAGTCTCTGGACATATCGTCGCTAATCTCTCCTTACTTAAATAGTCTGTTTCTATTATAGTAGACAAATTTTCAAATATGTGCCTTAATATTTCCTTACTTTCTCTTGTTATCTTGTTTTTGACGCCCTTCGGTCTACCGCCTCTTGTATTAGTGGGAGCTTTTATCTTTTTTGGAGCTCTCTTGCTTACTGTTGTTATTTCCATAATATTATCTCATTTTTTCGTTAAAAATAGTTCCACTCCCTTGCAGCTCAATATACTCCATAAAACTCTGATTATTGAGTTCTCCACAAAAAACAATTCTAAAATATTTACAATCTACACGTTCTACCAAACAGCCTATATCTACAAACTCCCCATTTCTTTCATTTCGTCCGAGCAACTGCCATTTATACCCGTCCGTACTTCCATATACATATATGCAAGCATATTTTTTTAAGTTTTTTATTTTAGAAAATGTCGGAATTAACCTCATTAATTCGTCATAAGTAACTACCATATCGTACGGACACACAAATAAATACTCCAACAATTGCAAATCCACAAATCTTGACGCACCTTTTACCAGAGAAAAGGTATATTCTGGTGAATACTTTGGTATTCCAGACGGATATATGCCGGTTTGAATTTTTCGCACCACATCGGTAAGGGCAGAATAAACATAGCTGTCTGTACACTTAAATTCATATACTCCGTCTAAAACATCGCCATTCTTTGCAGTAATGCCTCCACTAACTACAAGACGATAGTATTCTCCATTTGTCAGAATAAGACGATAACTTTCGCCATAATTACCTGCTTTATCTTTCGCTTTTTTCCCCGTATAAACATATTCACTTATATTCTGATTGACAATATCCGATATATTATAAACTCCTTTATGAGCGGCAGTAAAAAAATATGGTGTTTCCTCATATGGTTGATTTGAAGCCATATATTTGCCGTCCAACAAAATATTTTCTCCTTCGTCAACATTTATACTATTAGGCTCAAATTGAGCATAATACCACAGAGGATACACACCTTTTTTTAGGTTCGAATAAAGCTCGCTATATAACATATGTATTTGTTCGCCAGTATACAGAAAAGGATAATCCAATTTCCGACCTAAAAATCTGTGAGGACCACTAACAACGTCTATATTATAATCCACATATCCGACATCCTCATCACCAAAAAAATCATTCTTTACCTTAAATAAGAAGTCGTCCCAAAAGTAAGAATTAAAGTCTTTATTTTTCACCACAAAACCTTGACCAAATTGATGATAAGGAGGATGGACAACAAACCTATAAGCAGTGTTGGCACTAAGCGTTACTTTATCAGGTGACATATCTGCTCGTTGGTGCTGCCAATCATAATCTGTCCCCCAAGCATAATTCCCAACAACTCTACTTTTTTCTTCAATAATTACATATTTAGGTAGTACGGCTATTTGCCCGCCACTTAAATCCAGATACCTCCAATCAGTTATTCCTTTATACGAAGTCTTCAAACCTTTACTATTCACAATACTATAATCGGGCATAAGCCACAAATCTTTATATAATATAGCTACTCCCGAAGTCTTATTTGTATACCATATACTTATTGGCGTTTCAATGAGACCTCCATTAGGGGCGTCTGGTGAAGTCGATGTGGCATAATAAAAACCTTTATAAGAGATAGCTCCCTTAGCGTCAACAAATTGCTGCCACTTTTCTTGTTCAAAGAATAAATAGCCGTTATACAAACTCATATTGTTCTTGTAGGTAATGTTCAGAGCTGTACGAGCCGTCAAATTGACTTCTACCTGTTTATAGTCTATGTCAGGCAAAGGTATATCTATGACTTCTCTATGGTCAAACTCAAATTTCACCTCTCTGTATTTTTTTTTCTCAACCTTAATGTTATTTACCCTTACTTTCATATCCTTAGGAGAAGCTATAATATTATTAGCTAATACAATATCTTCCACATTAAATTTACCTCGAATAACCGCACGGGTAAGGCGACCGAATTGATTATCATTACCTATTGGCTTACTGACAAAGAACCCTTTTGTATGAACATCAGAAGGCGACGCTCGAAAAGAAAAACAAGAGTTCCCTACCACACAGTAAGGCTTATTGTCGTCTACAAAACAATATCTAATTTTTCCCTCGCCAGTAAACCACCGCCCATTGTTTAATACATAATAATAATCATATCCTTTTTTCCAAACAATAATCTCGCCTCTTGACATATTCTCAAAAAAACGAGCATTGTTAAGATAGCTACTAAAAGGCACTCTCGAATATGTGCCATTGGGACTTAACGACATTCCTATTGTTTGTTCACTCTCTAACAGGTCGGCAACTTTGGGAATATCCGATAATTTGCACAAGCCTCCTTGTACTTTCTCGTCTATCACACGTATGTTGTTGTTGCTCAACAAACATAATTTTTTATCGGCAGCGAAAAGTATACCAACACTACTCTTATATGCACTATTGGGAGACATTATCTTTTTTGTCGACAAATATAAACTATTGGAATAAGCAACCTTCAAAGATGTGTCTACTGATATTATATATATACCGTCCGAAGAGAAAACTACAAGAGGTGAATATCCGGTACTACCTTGGCTGCTATGTTCATACGACTGAGTGCATATATCCATAATGAGACCATTACCTACTGCATATTTGTTCTTAGGTAAGAACAACATAGGGTTATTCACCTCCGAGACATACATAATATTGCCTGAGTCTTCTATTAATACATTATTTTCTTCTTTATCATATAAATCATCAATGCTTACCTGACCGCCAAAACTGCCCGAAAAAACAAACGGGCGCAAATCGTCAGGCAAATAATACGCCTCATTATTATAGTCGCTTGATTTTAACTTAAAAGTTTGCGACCCTCTATAATATTCGCCGTCTTTTACCATATTGATTTTTATGGTTAGATACTCAGCTCTTGCGTCTGGATAAGACAACATCTGCATTGTGGGGACAGTATAAACATTTATGTTGTTATCAAGCAGATACTTAACGTCAACATATCGCTTAATCTCTTGTATTTTGTTATTAACTCTAATTCCCACCGCCAACACAATAAATGGCTTATCTTTTCTCATCATCTCCTCCCATTTATTAGCGTAACGCATTATGTCTTCTACATAAAAAGATTTCTTACCACTAAAAGAGGTATCTTGAAAGTAATTTATAGGAAACCCTACAAATGGTTTTTTAACCCCTCCGCCGACGTGAAGACGCCCATTATATAGTTCAGTTGTACCTTTAATAATATCTCCTCTATCTTCTGTTGTCGCACTTGCCAAAGTGCGTATAGCGTCCAATTTGCCCTTTAAATCAATTTCTTTTGTCCCATAGCCCCGTATTTCGGATATGTTAATATCAGCCACCTTATAATAAATGTCTGTATCTTCGAGTTCTTTTTTTACTTCGGCGTCATTTTTTATTTGAAAATACTCACACATTGTTCCAAATCCCTTTTGTGTGGCGTGCTGTTTTACTGTCGGCTTGTTAATGTGATACCCATACACCTCGTCAGTCATAAATATACCAACACCTGTGATTATGTCTTTAAACTCAGAGGGTATTTCCCCATTAAAAGTACAAGTTAATTGCCCTCCGACACTAACGGCTGTATAGGGAGTTGCTACTTTATTGCTCGTACTTCTATTACACATAAGATTAGGATAAAAATCGAACAGACGAACCCCATTCTGGAAAAAATCTACAATGTCCCCTGCACAAACATAATCTTGGTCAAATAGCCAACCGCCATTGTCAGGATAATAATACATATCGTCTATGTCGTCTTTTTCCTCATTGACATATTGCGAAAGATATTTGAATTGCAATTTTTTACCGTCTGGCTCTGGCGAAGATATGGCACACATTGTAGAATGGAAAAAACCCCTTTGTTTTTTTTCATAGTCTATGTTATAAGGTAAACTATTGCCATTAAAGTCAGTGCGATAGCGTGTCCCCATATCATTAGGTTGCCGTAAAAATGTAGGGTTACTATAAAGAATATAACTTCCGTCATACAATTTAAAAGCATATTTTACCCTTACAAAACCTTTGATTAATCCTCTTTGTTTTTCTTTTTTTAGTATTTTCGTAAAACCTATACGAGCTGTATCTTCTTGTATTTTGTCTGCCGCTCCTTCGATTGGGAATAGTGTCTTTTTTTCTTTAAGAGAAAAATATAGTCTTATATAGGGAGATAACAATTGAGCGTTGTCTTCATCTGATAAATTAACTTTTTTATAGATGTCTTTATCTAAATGTTTTACATAAAAAACCTTTTCTCCACACACAATAAGTATCTTGCCGCAATGTATTATTTTGTAAACATCTTTCGCATTATTAAGTATAAGTGTTTTTCTCAACTTTTTCCACTCGCCATTCTCTTTTTTAGCAAGTGTGTAAACAGCATTGTCTTGATTGCTATAAGCGATAAGATAACTTATATCGGACGAAATAGGGTGAACGTACGCCACCGAATAATCGTGTAGCCTCAGAGAAGATAAAAAAGTGTCTTCTCTGAGTGTGCTCCCCAAAATAAGACGACCGTCAGAATTGAGACTTACGCCATTCAATTCCTCCATAGCACCGCTTGTAGAATATGCCACATTACGCTCTATGCCTGCAATAGGTATTTTTTTTATATTACCCTCCCTACTCATATTACTTTCTCTCCAAAAAATGCTTCACCCAATTTACAAACTTTCGCCAAAAGTTCGGGCGGTCGCATATATCCCAGATGTTATATATCCCGAAGATGATTACAAATACCATAAGAGCGAGCATTAGGAGTATCATAATGCTGCCAAACACACCAATAGGTTGTGGTTCTTCTTCCTCCGTACTCTTTGCCGTCAACTCCGACCTCAACCGCTTCATCTGTGCCGACACGATACTATCTACCTGCCGCACCGTTACTCCCTCATACACGTACGTGTCGCCTTGTTTCACTGTTGTAGTACCGCCGTTGCGGCTCGCCGTCTGCTTTATCGTGCTTATCAGTCTGCCGAGACTGTCGTACTTCTGCTCCTCGTAGTTTACGTTCTCATTCAGCCACTCGGCAATCTGCTCCTTTGTCTTGCTCATTGTTTCGGTTACCTTGTCGAGCTGTGTGTGTTGAGTACGCAGTTCGTCGGTTATCTCCGAGTAGTCCGCTTTCGATTTAATCTCGGTCGAGGCTGTACGCTTCGTCGACGTACAACCTAAAACCGAAATCACAATCAACAGTAAAATATTATGAATAATTAGGTGTTTCATTGTTTTGTCCCTCCTTTATTTATATGGCAGATAAACGGTCTTGCCGCCGCTTTTAGTTGCTCTTAATACTTGCTTCCTGTTGCGTACCTCCGAGTAGCTTACGTGTACCCAATCAGGAGCGTTATCATTGCCGTACTCCCATATCAGTTGGTCGAACGGCAGATTGTCCTTGATATAGTCGAATAGCTTTTTGTTGTCGCTAACTGTGTCTATGTCAACAGCTTGCCCGAGAACGTGCTGACTTACGGAATTGCCTTTCTGTACCCCTCCGATAGCCTTATTTATTTTTGCCGAGCGAAAGAACGATGTTACTTGTATCGGCTTGCCGTACCACTTTCGTAACGGCTCAAATACCTTCTCTGCAAGTAGCTTCATTGCTCGTAGTTCCTTTTCGTTCGGTGCGTTCGATATGCCAAGCTGCTTTGCTTTGCTGCTTGCCGTCGCCTCCTTATATGTGATATGCTCACTGATATTAGGTATCAAGTCTCTTTTGTCCATTGTTTTTTTCTTTTTTTTAGTTTTTCAAAAAAGGCTTTCGAACCTCACGGCATTACTCGCCAAACAATTATGCAAGAATAAAATAAATAATATAGTTATTATGAACAGAAATTCAATCGTTTATACTCTCTAATTCGTGCTTCTTCTGTATGATGTAATCGACAGCCTTACCTATATCAGTAAGAGCCTCTTTTTCAAATCGCTTACGTTTGTCCTCATAGCTCTCTCTGATAGACTTATATTCGACATAACAGTTGAACATCGTCGCAACTATCGAGAAGATAGGCACGACAAAGAAGTGTTTGTCGTTTTCTGTATTAATGACGTGTATAGCGAGCATTTGTACAAGGTCTATAAGATTGCAACCGAACAACACAGTGATATACCTCACTGCTTTCGTAATAGTGCGTCGCATTCCTTCACTTAGTATCTTCTCTCCCGCCATACGTGCCTTAGTTGTACCGCTGTAATAGTCGCCGATGATGAAGACCGTGATTGCCAAAAAGCAACCGACAAACATTAGCATCTGCGGCACAAACCTGTAAATTAATTCATTGAAATTTGTAATGTAAATCATTTGTGTTTAATTTTCATCTTCTTTAAATCCATATTTATCTTCCATTTCTTTCATTCTTCGAGCCTCGTCAGCCTCTTTCACCGCATTCGGAACAAGCACCCAACCACTCGCACACTCACAAGTAGCAAGATAGCCATTGTGTGCGTATATGTCCAATACTTCGCAATACCACCACTTGCCTACTACTTCCTCGAGCCTTATCCTCTCTGGTGTCGGTGTTCTGTACCACTTCGGTGCTTCACATTGTCCCTGATTTTGCTTCTTCATAGTTTTGCTCTACAACAATGTTATACCCGTAATAGTCCAATTTGTACGTGCATTTATCACCTCTCTTATTTGTTCTTTCAGAGGGTCTGTCGCTGCTATCTTAATGTCGCCAAACTGCATATACTTCCCCGTTGTAGCCGTATCAAGTTGTTGCAATACGTGCAATACCGACGCAGACGATAGCCTTTTCTGTTGTCGCAGTTCCGAGTTTGCTGTTATATTAGCCGTAAGCGTCAAATCCACAAGATTTATGGCAGAATACAACGCTCCCACAGATTGCCCTCCTTGCACCTCTATAAGTGCTGAATGTACGGTCGCTTTTGTGAGTAAGCCACAACCCGCAAAAGCATTCCACATATTAGCATTGGTAGAAAATTTTGATAACTTAGGAAAAGAAATTTCTTTAAGTCCCATACTATTATGAGCAACAGAACCTAAATTTCCCTTCGAAGAAATTTCTGTCAGCTCTGGAAATTCCAAAGTTTCAATTTTGCAAAACTGAAACAAATAAGAAGCGTCTGACATCAGCCTCTTTACTTTTTTTAGAGCAATTTTCCCCGACAACTTACTAATCGCAAACAAGAATTTCGCAGGATTAGGAGACTCCAACAAGGCACATAACTCATCTGTTTGTGCTTCTGTTAACTCTATGGGAGTATTTGATTTTTTTACCTTAATCACCCAATCTCCAAGGGAGGGACTTACGCCGCCACCATTAGCGGCTGCCCCCTCAAAAGACCCGATAAAAGCGTTGAGAGCTACCATACACGCATTTACGTCTGCCTGTGCCGCTCCGTTTATTGTAATATCTACCACCTTTGCCACAAATACCGGCTCATTGTCATCGTATATCGACTGCAAGCAGACAGTATCACCGCCTACACTGCTCGCCTTATACGTCGCACTGCCCGTATAGCTCCGTCCTGTCGACGTGTCCGCTATACGTATCGTCTTTTCCCCAAGTTTCTTGATTTCTAACATAAAAAGTATAGTTGATTTTAATATATATGTCTCGTTACTCGTCCTATTGCAAAGCACGCCAACTTACGTACTCCGTCTTTCATCTGCTCCATTGCGTCTTTGTACAAAGGGAAGTATACCTTTTGAGCTTCTGGGGTATTGCTTATCAACAACCACTTCCATATTATATAGTTAATGATGGCTTCATATATCGCTGTATCTACGGCTTCCATCAAATGCAAGTCGCCCCCATTGCTCTGTATTGCAAAGTACACACTCTTTTTACTGTCATTTATATTATTTGTGTCGGTATCGCTATCTACCGCATACGTTTTGTAGTCTCGAGGCAAATCGTTATTATGTGAACTTATTGCCATATACACCTCTCTTGCTGCGTCCCTCAAAAATGGCATATACAAAGTATGTGCCTCATCTTTGCTGAAACTGATAGGCTCTATCATATTGTTGCCTTCTCCGTCAAGACTATGTTTGCCTATCCACGATGTTCTATTATAGACATCATTAAATATATCTTCGGTTTTATACCAAAAATGCACCATCGCCTTAGCACTATCCACTTTATTACTCATTGCCCTACCTCCTCTTGTGGTACTCCCACATTAAGTCCTGCCTCTTGCATTTGCTCTTGCATATCGGGCTGTCCGCCTTGTTGTGCCATAGCCATAGCTTGCTGTTGTGCCTCTGCCGCCTGTTGCATTGTCTCTTTGTATTGTTTTAGTTTCTCTGCAAGTTGTTGGCTAAATTGTGCCTGACTATTCTCAGCATAGAATATCGCCATATCGATATTTTGCAGTAGTCCCGATTGTACAAGGAACTGTAACATATTTTCGCTCTCCATTCTGTAAGCAAGACTGTTCTGTCCCCTACTAACCGTTACGTCAAACTCAATGTTTTGTATCTTTGTCGGGTCAAAAGATTTTGCCTCTTCGCTGTAATTCTTACCCGCTATATTGATATACATCGGTTCTGTATAATACTGCTGTATTAGCTTCAATATCTTCACAAATCTGCGACTATTGGCACTATTATACCACGCTATCAAATCCGATATATTGTTGTTGCTATTCTCCGCCTCCTGAGCATACAGACTTGCAGGAGTGCCCGGCTGTGCTTTTTCTCCCCGCATAGCCGCACTACTACCAAATATCTGGCTTACCATCTCCAACATCATATTGACCATAGCCATATCGCCTCCCGCATTGGTGTTCGACGTTATCTGTTGTATGGGTAGTCCTCTTGACATATCCATTGCGATGCTTGCTCCGGGCTTAGCTATCGCTCTATCTATTTGGTTCTGTTTAGTGCCTGCATTCTCAGCTGCCTGTTTGTCGTATACCACGAGACCCTTCATCGATACGCCGTTGATAATATCTCTTTGCGTAATATATCTATTGATATACCTCTGTTGGTCTATCACATCATACACCTTAGAGTGTATTTCGCCGTCTATAAGAGGATATGCCGTTATCACGAATGGGTGGCTCTTATGAGCAAATGGTGTTTCACCTTCTTTCAGACAAGTACCGTCAGGCGTAAGATACCGATAATACCAATATCTATCAAAATATTCTTCATACTCTATCAGTAACGCCTCTTCGGCTACACCTCCAAGTTCTACAAGTTCATCTATTCGCTCGGCGTTTATTTGGTCAAATCTCGACTTTTCCGACAACTCAGCTTTATACAATTCACTGGTCAAAGTGTCGTGCACTCTCAGACGTTCCTTAGTCTCCAACTTCCATACCTCTATTACCCTGCATTTGTTTGGTTCTTGCGGCATATAGAAGTTTTTTGACCTCAATGTCTTATTATCGAAAAATTCTTTGTATTGTCGGTAGTCAGCATATTGTAGTATATTCCTATAACACTCCGACAGATATTTCTCTTGTTCTTTATTTCTCGCAAAGGTGCTTTTTAGCTCGTCAAAAGAATAGTCCCGAAGTACTCCTATCAGGTCAATGTCTCTCATACGCACATCGAGCATCGACGAATTGAAAAACACATTATTCGGGTTCTCGTTCGACATATACACATCAAACCTGCCCCTTTCATTATCCCATATATATTGGTCGTTGCTCACATAGATAGCACTTATAAGAGCCTCCTCAAGACCTCTGCGGTCTATCTCTTTGAATGAATTAATGTCGCATACATACTGCAACATTACCGTCATCATTTCGCTCGCTTTTGCCTCGTCTCTATCTCTGGCTACCACTATCGGCTCGCTCTGACTATTGGCATATAGCCCCAAAACACTATTAACCAACTTTCTCATAACGTTGGTTTTCAAAGGTATTAGCCCCTGTCGTCTTATATAGGTATCTTCTCTTACGGTTTTGCCTGTCTCTGGGTCTACTATCGGGTCTCCCCATTGGTCGCCAAAAAGATATCGCACAGCTCTTGCTCGCATATCTCTAAATTCTTGAAAGTTGTTATATAGCTGAGCACAACTATTCAGCAACTCTACATATTCATTTTTCTTCTCATAACCGATATACAAGGTAGAGCGTGCAGGGCTTGCAGCATTCAAGATATTCGATTTAGCGAACATCTTATAATTCCTCTTGTTTAGTTTTACCTTCGACATATTACCTTGCAATCATTTTTATGCTCTGAGCCAACTGCTCTTGCAGTAGCTTCATTCCGTCTATTTTACCATAAATACCCATTACCTTCGCCGCAGTATTGAGTATTACATATTCTATAATGAGGTCTTCTACTTGTTCAGCTTTCAAAGTAGGTATATATATGAAGTACTCCAATACATCTGTGGCATCGGCGGCACTATACAATTCTATTTTATTACCCGTCAATACTCCCACAGGTTTGTCTATTCGTCCCCTCGTTGCGGGGTTCTGTTGCTCTTTATATCTTGGGTGTGTGTGCGACATCAAATTCAGTCCGTCGTTCACCTCTCGTCTCCACGATTTGAGCTTTACCGCCACAAGCCTCAAAAAGTCTTGTGGCAAATTCATCTCGGCGTGCGTGCCGTACCCGTCTGCCACTATTGTTATGGGGGCAGCTCCATCTCTTCCCATAGATGAAACAAACCAAAGAGGCAATATAAGTAATACCTCTCTGGTTGCTTCGTCCATAGTCTCTTCAATATAACTATCGATAGGCTTCATCATATCGTTGGCAGGCAATACATAAGATTGGTTCTCGAAATTCGAGAACTCCTCAAGCTTTACCTTCACCTTCTTTATGATGTCCGACCTCGTCATATTGCTCTCTTATTGAAGGTTCGGGAACGATACGCCCACCTCTTTCGCTTTTTGCAAGATTACCTCTTTGTTCATAAAGTTCGAAACCGATACGTTATACGGTTCTCCCGACAGTATACGCTTCGCCTCTTGTAGCTTGGTTACTTCATCGAAAACCACTACTTCTCCTTTACCTCCTTCCTCTTGTTCCTCTTGTTCCTCTTGTTCCTCTTGTTCCTTTTGTTTCTTTTGTTTCTTTTGAGGATTACCATCGTCTTGCTGGTCGCTTTCGTTTTCTCCTAAAACCTCTGCCAAAGTAACAATACCTTCCTTGTACTCATTACTTGCTTCGAGAGCTTCCATATCTTCTTCCTTATTCAGGTAAAGTGTTCCACGAGTATATCCTTCCAACGGAACAAAATCAAAAACAAATTTCTTGTCTTTGTAGTAAGTTGTGAAACAATAGTTCAAATAACCGCTATAATATTTTTTTACCATACTTTTTCCCTTTTTTTAGAAAAGGGCTACACCATAGAGCATAGCCCCCAATCAATTAAAAAATAAAAAACTTATGCAGTCAATTTGAATATTGCGTGCGACTTCGGATACTTGAATACAGGAGCGAATGTTTCGATAACTCGTTTTTTATCGCCTCTGAATTCAGACACATCAATGTTGTCTGCACGTAACGGCTCACGTATCATCTTGTCAGCATACGTCAAATCAATGATGAAAGCACTGTCCTTACGTCCATAAGTATCCATTGTAGGGTGAAGGTAGATGTACAATACGCCAAATTCACTCACCATCTTATTGAAGGTTACTCCGAATTGAGCGTAAGTACCTTCATTTCTTATTACAGGTCGCTTGTCGCTGAGTTTTATTTTCGACAACATCGAAATTACACCAGAGCCCGCAAACATATACCTTGCATTGCTGCCACTGTTACCAACAAAAACTTTCTCAAGCAAATCCACAAGTTCAGCTTCGCCATTGTTAGCAAGCAATGCAGCTTTTGATTTTGTGATTACAGGCGAGCCTCCTTTTAGAGCCTGAGCCTCAAAACCGTCGAAAGTATATACCATTCTCGCCTTAGGTAATAATTGTCTGGTAAGTCCCTTAATACCTACAAAGGTAGCGGCTTCTTCGTCCCTCATCATCTCGTGTATCGCCAACTCGTTCATCTGCTTCTTTCCCCAGTTGATTTCTTTTTCCTCACTCTGCGAAAGTTCTGTTTCGGAAATAGTTGTCATAAAAATCTGCATATATTGCTTCGTTTCTTGAGGATAAGCAGTAGTGTCCCCATTGTAGTTCTGTGCCTCTTCTATAAGATTAGAAATCCTATAAATGTTAGTACCAGTAGGTATGGCAAGACATTCGGTGTTGTTCTCTTTACCTGCAATAGGTTTGCCATTGATAGGCTGAATAATCAACTTAGGAGTTGGAGTTGTTGTTTTCCCGATAACGATTGCATTATATGGCAGTCCGACAGTAGGAGTTGTCTCGTTTTTCTTGTGTCCGTCTACACCTTCGATATAGATTTGGTCATTGATGTCGAAGATAGAATGCAAAGCTCCTACCTCTACCTGTTGCTGTTCTCCGCCTGCGGCAACCAAAGCTCCTGTTGTTACAGCCTTCACCTGTCGTAAGTCCACAGAGAAATAGCCAAACTCCATACTCTTAATTGTTTTATGAGGCAAATGTCGCATAAAGGTGTTTACAGGGATACCCCCTAACCCCATCATCACCACCTCACGGTCGTATGCGTGAGAAATCATTTCGGGCGAAAACGCATTTGCATTTTCCAAACTCAAAACACTTCCCTCTCCGCTCAAATGCTTACCTGCTCCGTCGATACCGGGTGTTACTACTGCGGCAAAAGCCATACTCGCACCTGTCGACGCTCCGAAAAGCGTACCGAAGTCTATCACTCCAAACGCCCCCAACACTGCTACTGCCACAAACAGCAGCCCAAAAATCCACTGAATTTTTTTAATCATCTCTCTATTGTTTTATTTATTTGTTATAATAAAATTTCTTTTTAGCTTATCTTCTGCATATAGTTAGCAGGATTTAATCTCGTGCTACCCAACAGACTTTCTCCTTTTGGCTCTGGCTTCGGCGTGCCACTATTCTTCGGCGTCGGCAAATCGTCGCCTTCTCGCAGTTCAAGTTTACTCTTGTCTATCACCGAATTTTTTCCTTCTACCAAGCCCGCTACCTTAGCGTCGTCGACATCGTCATCGTGGCGTATACCCTGTATATAATCCACTGTCATCTGTTTAGATATATTACCACTTAACAGATTATTGACAAAATCACGCATAGATTCTCTCTCTTCGTCAGTCGCTTCAAGCTCCTCAAAAGCTTCCTCCATAGACAGCATTGACTTTGTGAGGTTTTGCTCCCACTCTTCCTGTGCCTTACGGTCGTTAGCTATAAGCTCCGAACGTCTTTTTACCTCATCGACAAATTTGGAATTTCCATCTTTGTCTACTCCAAGCAGCTCACCTAACAAACCACTTACTTCGGGATTACTCGCTATGGCGTCCAGTATGATAGCATTATCATCAACCATATCCCTATAACTGTTCTCCAACTCTTTGTGTTTAGGCATAGCCTCCCCGATAATAGTCTCATAGCCGGCGTCATCAGCGAGCTTACTTCCTCGCTTTTGTAAACCTTTCAACAGCTTATCTCTGTTGGGGGTTTCAATTTTAGTAGTCTGTTGTTCTACTACTACATTGTCTTCCTTGTTTTTTTCCATATCTTTATTGTAGCAAAAAATGTCAATACAAAGATACTTAACCCCCACTGTATTATACCTGCTTTTTGACCTGTTACAACATTTTAGGCGTTTTGCGTTAGATTTCGGGCGTTTTGCGTCGAGTTTATTACTATCTTTGCAAAAATATCACAGCCGACACCTGTGTTAATGTCTAATCACATCTTCAAATGACTTTAATACAGGAGAGAAATTTTGCCGTCAAACAGGCTATCGAAATAAAAGCAGGACGTTATGTTTTACAATGTGATTCTGCTCCACGTTTTTATATAACAGAAAAGCAGGCGGAAAGACTAATTTACGCATTCTTCAAAAAAAAAATCCCCCGCAACCCAAGCAAAAAAAGGTTACAAGCCGCATTAGTAACTACATTCGAGACGCTGATAAGGCAATATCCAGATATATCCAAAGGCGAACTATTTACTCGAATAGTTATGTCGCCTGCCCCTGAATTTTTTATTTCAAAAAGAGTAGCAAAAGAAATTGTAAACAAATTAATTAGAAAAGAAAATGAATAAAGAAAAACAACACGACAGAGAGCTAAGAGCTATGCTTGATGAACAAAAAAACAAACGGCAGCTCTGCCAAGATTCCATTAAAATCATCAACTCTCTCATCGAAACGGCGAAGACAGTAGACGATTTCCGTCTTAACCTGTCAAACCTCTTTCACAATCTTGCCATACTCAATCCGCAGGCGAGTATTAGTTTCTTACCATCTCTAAAAGAAGCATACCTCGCAGAGCTCGATACACTCAATACATCCGTCGAAAATATCGAAAAGTATATCAGATAACGTATGTTATACCTATGACCGCCGAGCAGTACATCGCTGAAAATAAACGCCGCCTTGCAGACATCAATGCTCCATACGACCCAATAACAGGTCTCGGGTGCACCGCTTGTCCTCGCTCTAAGGTCAATATCGCCGATTATTACGATGGCAGAGATATTTATTTGCCTGATACTATGCTCCGAGACCCGTTTATAAAAGCTATTATAAAGGCTGAGGCTTTCACGTCATTCCTAAACAACAATATTGAAACTCGGTCCTACGGCGACATTACTCATCTGGCATACACTTTCAACTCTATCCGATTTTACTATGACTTTGAATATTGGGCTGCTACTTGTTGGAACATAGAAATAAAGCTCTCCGAGAAATCTTTACAAGACGGCACTGCGGGCACATTCGCACCTCTTATTCTCAATCGAGGACAACGTAAGGTACTTGCCGAAGTATACGACGATATGTATCACAATCGTCCGATACGGCACGTTGTCTGTAAGTGTCGACAGTGGGGCTGTTCTACCTTTTACTCCGCTGTGTGCGGGTGGTTTCAGAATGTGTTGTTTGTTAAGTACAATTCTGTTGTAGTAGCTCACGTTGAAAATGCAGCCCGCCTTATACGTGGTATGTTTATCAATGCTGTTGCTCGTTATCCGTATATCTTTATGGGAGCAACCGCTCCTTTGGAACTTACTCCCTATCAGGGCTCGCAAAAAACACGATACCTACAACAGAGAGACTATCGTATCTCTATCGGCTCGTCGGTCAAGCCAGATGGCATACGCTCCGAGAACATCAATATAGCTCACTTCTCCGAAGTAGCCTATTACGAAAGTACTCCGCAGCGTACGCCTGAGGCTCTCACCAACTCAATTTCAAACTCCGTGCCTCTGTTGCCGAATACTCTTATTGTATACGAAAGCACTCCCAACGGCACAGGCAACTTTTTTCACCGCGAATATGTACGAGCCAAAAAGGGACAATCAAATTTCAAAGCAATATTCATTGCTTGGTTCGACATAGATATATATACTATCGAAATACCCGACTACAAAAAGTTCATAGCCTCTTTATCACAAAAAGAGAAGTATATCTTTTCTCTCGGTGCTACCTTAGAGGCTATCGCTTGGTATCGTGAGAAAAGCAAGGAGCAACAAGACGAGTGGCGGTTTATATCCGATTTTCCTTCCGACGACGTAGAGGCGTTTCAGTCGTCGGGTCGTCTTGTCTTCGATATTAAAGATGTAGAACGTCTTCGTCAAGGCTGTCGCACGCCTGCCACCACAGGCGAGATTGTAGGCGACGCCATCGACGGACGTGAGGCACTCGACGGATTGCAGTTCGTCCCATCACCAGATGGAAATCTTAAAGTGTGGACTCTACCTTCCGAAGAGCCCGTCTCTAACAGATATGCGGTTATTGTAGATATAGGTGTCGGTCTCTCCGAAGGGGCAGACAATTCTATCATCTGTGTTATTGACCGGTACTATATGTTAGAGGGAGGCATACCCGAAGTTGTAGCAGAATGGGCAGGACACTTACCAAAAGATATTATTGTATGGAAAGCGGTCCAGATAGCCAAGTTTTATCGCAATGCTCTTTTAGTTGTAGAGAAAAACTCTATCGTACCTCGTGCCACCGACTACTCGCAGTTTATTTTGGAAACTATTGTACCTATTTATAGCAATATATACACACATACTCCAATAGACCAAGTGCGTCGAGGCATACGTCCTAAATACGGATACCATACCAATCACACCTCAAAACTCGCATTTATCACATTTTTTCAGAAGGTATTACGCGAAGATATGTACTACGAGCCTTGTCTCGAAGCAGTCAACGAAATGGGGACATACGAACATACAGTAAAGGGGACTTATGAGGCTATCGAGGGCAATAGAGACGACCGTGTCATAACTCGATGTATCGGTATGGATATAGTCTATAATAAAATGCCCGCAGTTACACTAATAGATAATTATACAAATAATAATAACAAAAATACGGATTATAGAAATGAAGCAACTTTCTTTTAAAATCAAGGCTTATCGCAGAAGAAAACACATACTGCACATTGTCAAAAAATATGCAAGGAAAAAAAAACGAAACCCCAAAACTATGCCTTATGTCGACCCCAGATTTTCTGCTATAACACAGGGTATAGTTTTATCCGCATACATTTGTTCTCTGTACAAACACAAGAACATAGATTTATGGAGAGAACTACAACTCTTTTCTGGAAAAAAAATTATGAAAGCATACAAAAAAATAGATGAAGTCATTGAACAATCCAACAAAGACGGTTTTGTTTTTGAACCTGAATATATATGTGCAAAAAGAAGCACTAAATATATCTTCACCTTAATGTATGCATATCGACTGATAAAAATACCCTTGCTTTTTAAGCGAGGGTATACAAATTTTTGAAGGCAATTTACCGCCCACAATCATTTCAAACAACCTTAAAACATCTCTCGGGTTTTAAGACAAAAGAAGGCGGGAAATTTTTAAGTATATCCTTATTTTTATATTGAAGGTCAATTTTTCTATCATCGAGAGTCATCAGCAATCTCTGTATATACGGATTTGCTAAAAGAAACGCAAAAAAAAACAATTCTTCTTTTTCCCTCTCACATTTACTGTGGGTATAATTTTTGTCTAAAATCATATTTTATTCTTCTTTTATTAAAAACGGATAATCTATACTCTCTATATCTTCTATATTAAAGGAGTAACCTCTTTGGAGATAAGCATATGCCTCACTGATACCTCCTTTTATGAGTCTTTGAAATTCTTTTCGTTGTCTTGACAAACTGTTTTCTGTTTCAGAAAAACATTTTTCCATTTCCATTTTTGCTTTACAACAGCCAGATATACATTTTGCCACCTTCCTCATTCCCTCTACGTCTGCTTCATAAACTAACATATTCTTCTGTACGTTATGAATATAAGGTAATACAACTGGAAAAAAATCGTTATCGTGTGAATGGTTTTTTAGATACCCCTCAATAATATCTAATATTTCGTTATGTTCTTTATGGAAAACTCTCGCCATCATTAGCGAATTTGTTACTATTCTCCTGAAAGGGTTTAAATAAACTAACAAACCTGATATCATAATAAATTTAATTTTACATAATTTTCCAATACAGTGGATTTACATTCAAAGTGAAGCTTTTTCTTCTCACATCTTTCAAATAAAATCTTATCTTTATATTTCCAGACGACAATATCGCCCTTACCTCCCATCCTACGAATAACATTTTTTGTTATCTTGCCTTCATCTATAACAATTTCGTCAGGAAACATTAGCCCCAATGCAGCTTGTAATGCCCGTTCCTCATATTCGAAATGCAAACGAATAACCTCCTCTTGCAACTTGTGAACCTGTTCGGATATGGTATTGTTCGACAGGGTAATTTTATTTCTCATTTCCATAATAAATTATATTTCTTATCGTACAAAATTACAACAAAAAAATGAAGTGGCAAAATTATTTCTTAAACTTTGCCGCCATATCTATTGCCTCTCTCTGTAATGTTTCAAGTTGCCTCAGTGCTTCGTCTCGCTCTTTGGTAGTCTCCGCTATTGCTATCTCATTACGTAGCTCCTGCACCTCTTTGTTTATGCCTTTCACCAAATACCGCCAATCAAGTGCCTCGTCTTCGGTCATCTTAGTCTCTTTCTCGAACCTGTCGACTTCACCCTCTTTCAGGTAGTTTGCATATACGTTGGCGTGTTTCTTCGCCTCTTTCAGTACGTCCATATACTGAGCATTCAGTATATCGTCAGTATATCTGAGGTTACTCGGCGATACATAGAAAGCTTTCATCGTCGGACTGTCCGTCGTTTTCATTTTTATCTCGCCTGCTGCTATCGACTGTGCCCATTTGTCGCCCATATTTATAGCAGCTACCGCACTACTATATAATCCTCCGAAATATCCCCTCATCAAATGGTTTATCACGTCGGGGTTTACCTCTACTACTCCTCGCTTCAAATCTGAGCCACCGGTTAATCTGCTAATACCTTCACTCAGCTTCACTACAAAGTTAGGCGAATAAGTTTCTCCTCCTTTATTACGAAGTGCCTTACGATATTCGGGCAACTCTTTACGTCTGCCGCCCCATTTACTATCATCGTATATACGATAGTTAAGGAAGTTTCTGTTTGACATTAATTGAGTAATTGGTTGAATAGCGGTTATCGGTTGATGTGCCAAAAGCAAATCGCCTGCTCCTATCTTTTCATCCAACACATCGCTTATCGATGTTGCCCCTGCCGCAAAACTCGGCAGCAAGTCAAGTGCCCCCATAAATACCTCCTGAGCTGCTACCTCTGGCGGCTCATTCCTGAACAGACACAATGCTATCTCATCTCCCAACTTATAAAAGACTCTCATTTCTTGCGGCAACGGTATCTTCAAGAAGCCTCCGCCAAACATAGGAAGACATAGGTTATTCTGCCTATCAAATTTAGATAGTTTAAAATAATCATTTTTGTCATCATCTCCGTTTATGGCTTTTGCTATCACCGCCATCGTGATTGCCATTGCAGTATAACCGCTTATAAGGACACTCATACGTTTGGGATTTGCTCTTACGCCTCTGCTGAACACCACCAACGCCTGTATGCTCGCATTACTGAATGCACATAGACTTCTCACTGCCCCCCATATTCCGCCATCTGTACCTTTGCGGTTGAAATTTATTGTTAGTTCTTTTGCGTCGCTGATACTTCTCTCTATCGACCTGCCCACCTGTCTGCTTGCACAATACGCCGAGAACCTCGTTATATTCTCCGCATAATCGTTTAGAGCCTCAATAAAATGAATATAGTCGTTTACGCCATAGTGCACTTTTTTGTCTCCCTTCTCCGTCTGCTTCTTGAAGTCATTACTCATCTTTTCAAACTTCAACATCTGCGAAAAGCCTGTCTTGCCCCCATTCATAACAAACTCTGTGAGCCATTTGCCATATTCGTTGTCTTGTATGGTCCCTTTATCTCCTGCTGCCCAACCAAGCAAACTCTTGCCCTTTACATAATTAAGCAACACAGGTGTGGCTTTCGTTATGTTTTTATTAAAGTTAACAACATAAGACATATCTTCCCTACCAAACAACATAGTATTGGCAAATAAGTAGTCTCTCGAAAAGTTTTTACCGACAAAAGCGGGGTTTAGTGTCGTCATCGTTTGAGCCATCATACGAGTGCCCGCTTTCAGATTTTTGTAAATCCAGTGGTTACTGATAGCTGTTTTATGATTTAATCCGTTTATAGCTCTCGGCACAGCGGGAGGGGTATTAAATATCACATCAGTAGGTACTCCCCCTTCATACACTCTTACTATATGTTGCTTTACTGCTGCGGGTGGCACTATCTTGCCAAAGTTCACATTATCTTGTCTTACTTCTTCTATTGTACCGTTTTCTATTCCCGCTTTCATCTCTGCTATCCAATCTGCGTATGCCTTAGCGTCGTGCTCTGTATCTCCTGTATATTTAGGAGGATATTTTACTTCTCCTTTTATCGTTCTGCCATCTTCATCTTTCGCATCGACATCTTTATACAGTTTGCTCAGCAACAATATATTATCACGCCTTGCCATACTTATAGAAGCGAGCCTCCTCAGGCTTTGATTAAGCAAATTTCTGTTCTTCTGGTCGATAGTAATATGTGCCATTTGCTCCGTCCATACCAACGGCGAAGTACTTCTTCTTGTGCGTCCAAGAGTAGGCTCTACCTTGAAATCTGTAAACAAGACTACTCCGTTAAGGTCGTAATCAAACTCGTCTTTGGCTGTGCCTACATCAAATCCTCTCAGTGGCACAAAGTACTTCCACATTCCGCTCGCTTTCTCATACATCTTTTCGCTTGTTAATCCACCCGCTTTCTGCATATCCAATACGAACTGTGTGGCATAGTTTATCTTTGCCCATAAGTCATCAATCTTATCTTTGCCTATCTTCTGTTCATAGTCGGCAATAATGCTCTGCAAGTCATTAACTTTTTTCCACTCCGCAAAACGTCTCTCTACTTCAAATATAGGCAGCTTCCGTCCGTTCTCGCTAAACTCACTTACACCGTCGGCATATAATATATCAATGTTATTGTTCGCCTCTGCAAGTTGTGGCACACTTTCTTTTTGGGTCTTCACCTCTATACCTGTGCGTTTACAAAACTCCTCGAACATTACCGCCTCTACTCCTGAATAGTCTTTTAGCGGCTCTATACCGAGACCTTTGTCTCGCTCAGTGAAGTACTCGTTACGCTCTTGTCCGTGCTTCAATATCAGGTAGTTTTCCAGCTCTCTATACGATATTTGTCCGCTGTCCATAGCCGCCTTTGCTGCTCTCTGTAACGGTATGCTACGCTCGGCTTGGTACTTCTCAAATTCTGCCTCGTTCTTGCCTGCAAGAGCGAATACATTCATATACCAATTGTTATAGTCCGATATATTATAACCGTGTTCGTTTAGTGTATCTACAAAGCTTTTCACTGCCCTGTATTGGTCAGCCACCGTCTCCACAAATTTCATTCTTTTTGCCTCTGTCTTACGACTAAGGTCATCAAATATCTCCTTGTTTGGCATTTTCTTCGGGTCGCTCTGGTTCATCTGCTTGCGTAGTTTCACCCTCGCCTCGTATATCTCTGCCGCCTTTTTACCCATTATCTCGTCTTCCTTGTCGAGTTGGTCATTCGCCCGTATAGAGTACCGCACCATATCATTTGTGGTATCGTCGATAACTTTTTTCTCATTTATTGGCGGGTTCTCAAAATTTTCTATTACCTTTGTAGCCGTAATAAGTTCTTGTTGTGTTTGGCTTGAAGCCTTAGGAGCTTCCATAGCAAACCAATCAAGGACTTGTTTTTTATCTACATACCTCAGGTTATCTTTGCCGAACTCGCTTTTAGGCGTATTTATATCTCTTATCAGACGCTCTGCCGACTTGCCATATATGCTTGATATTTCATTTACATTGAGCTTATTTCCTTCTCTTGTCAGACGTATGGTTGTAGTAATACGCTCTTCTCCTCTCGGTATAAACGTAACTATAACACTATTTCTTGCTTTATCACCCCACTCGTAAACCATTATCGGCGTTCTTATCGCTTCTGGCAACTCTCTCAAATCGTCGGTTTTAAGATTATGTTTATCCAAGTGTTTACTCAGTACACTTTGAGTCATCTGTATACTGACGCCATTTAATCCTACTGACATCAGTATAGGGCTCGGTCTACCAAGATTAAATTTGCGACTTGAAAGAAGTCTGTTTCTTTCAAACTCATCTAAGTCATCGTTAAACTGCTTATTTATATCACCAAAGTATTCTCTTGCATATTGCCTCCAAAAGTCCAATATGTCCTTTACTATTTCTTCCGCATTGTCTTTTGTTGTATAACGCAAATCTTCCTTTGAAGATTGAAACTTCGTTTTTGTAGGGTCATCGTCGGCTACAACTATATTTAGAGTGCTATCTCCATTATGACGGTTATGTGTGTGGTCTGCTATTCGCATACTAACAAAAGCATTTGGCACTCCGTCTTTATCCGCTTCCTCATCTGTTATTTCTCCATTTTTAGTTATATAGAATGTGCTATATTTGACAATATAAAGACCTGTTTGCTGTTGTAGCTTGTCAGTGATTGTGCCTATTAATTCGTGTTCGTCTGTATCAGGTTTCGACTTATATACATCAAACATATCTCTACCTGTCTCATAGCGGTCATATTCGACATCTTCCACAAAGTCGTCTATATAATCCTCTACAAACGGTGCTACATCTCCGTCATATTCTTCATTGTCGTAATCGTACTCCTCTTTTATTGCCGCTACCGGTATCTTCAACCGCATAGCCTCTACACTTACCGTCAAACCTTCTCTGTCCGAGTTATCATTATAGCCCTCTGCCTCGCTGAGTGCTTTCTCGAAGTCATTTCCATTATACAACACATCTATCTCGGTCTCCGTGTCCGCCCTTGTTGTGTACATAGTAGTATACACATCTTCTCCTTTTATCTCGAACTTAGGACGGCGACGTTCCTCATCTATCGCCTTTTCGTCCTGTACATTTACGAGCATATACCTTATATCCTCGTCTTCCCCATTGAAAGTACCGATGTTGTCTGTCGCACTCTTGATTTGAGCAGGGGAACTTGTTATAAAAACATCTGTGTGAAAAAACGTTTCCTCATCAACTGAATCTGTGATATTTTTTATAATCACGCCATCATAGCCTTTTTCGATAGCAAAACTCCAAAAATCATTTGTCGTAATGTTTTCGTTATCATAGTAACTTTCATACTCGTATGGCGTTATATCGTCTAAATCAACATCGTTATCGTTATAAGAGGCTTCTTCGTATGCCATATCCAATGCATATGTTTCTGCGTCTTGTTCATACATTATATCATCCATTACAATATCGCCATCGTGGTCAATGATACGATAGCGTTTATAATCTTCGAGTTCCGGTCGTAAATCGTTCCAATTATTATATGCTGCATTTTCAATCAGCGGGTTCGTTAGTTTTAAGAACGATTGGTAGACTACACCGTCTTCCCCTGCATAACCTTTCGCAACTTCAATATCACGAGCAAAAAACATTCCTCCATCATAAAACGTAGTTATGTTATTAACCCCACTTCCGTGATATACCACCATCGGCTCTCCGTTTTCGTCTACTACTTTTGAAGAATTTTCTCGTGCTTCTCTTGCAGTTTCGAAAAAATGTTGTAACTTTGCATCTACAAAGCGGTTGCGGTTGTCGTTGTCAATGGAATAATCTTTGGCGGTTACGGACGAACCGCTTTCGTCGTATATGGCAATATCCGATACAGCCATATTATGAAAATTACTTTTCCCTTGCTTCTCGTTTTGCTTCCAAGAGGGCGTTAATTCCTGTGCGGTAATCCTAACATAGTAGTCCTCATCGTTTACACGTACCTTGCCTAAATAGTTATGGCTGCCTACAATGTTTGTCGATTTCAAAGGCTCTCGCTCTTCCTCAAAATAGATTGGAATAGCACTCTCAAATAAGTCATTGAGTTGTGGAATTATATCAAGTATTAACGCCGAATTTTTGTGTCGTGCGATTTTGCCGAAAGCATTATTTACAAACTCTATACGCCTATTATCGTATCTATTTGTTTTGCTTGCACCTATCTTTTTGTATTCTTCCTCTGCCTGCTCTCTCGATAACCCTTTATTGTCTACTCCTATTGGTTGTAAGTTTTCTATCAACTCCAACTTATAAGCATTCTCCCAATCGCCAAACCACCTCTTAAACGCTTTCGTCCGTACCTGCAACCACTGCCGCTCAGTAAGGTTAGTATCTTTACCGTTCGGAGCTTTCATAAATGTGCCGTCCGCTATCGACCTCGCCTTTATGTCCGCGGTCTCGTCGGCAGTGTTGTAGCGGGTAGACGAAATTTCATAAGGCATTATATCTCTTTTGATACGTGCACCACCTCCATATATCAGACTTTCTGCCAGAGTATTGCCAATTTCTTTGCCCGCTGCCCTTTGATTGTTTAGTTGGTCTAAGTCAGGTAACAAGTCTTTTATTTTTATATCAACAGCATATACTTGTACGTCTGACATATTATTGATTTCTCCAAAAGAGCGTGCCATATTAGGATAACGACTCAGATACACATAACCACTCTGGCTCTGATACGACTTACGATTTTTAGATGATGTCTTTTTTATACCTTCATCTGATATATTGTTCCGCTCACTTGTACTGTGATATAAACGCACATATTCATTTTTATGTTGTTGTAACCACCTATTAAAATCATCTACATCTTTTTGTGTGATGTTGGCATTCCACTGCCACTTCTTTAATGGCTCATATTTGTTAAGATTGATTACCCGATGTTCTCCTTCTACATCTCGGACAGTATAAGGCTTTTCTCTTCCTCGCTCCGTGAGGTTCTCCCCGCTCAATAGCTCACTCGTAGCCATATCTGTGAAGTCTTGCAGTGTAAGGTTGCTTATCTGCTCCGATGTAAGATTATTTATACCGAACACTCCGCCTATCTTGTCCCATACCTCTGCTATCCAGTCAAGTATTTTCTCGAGCAACGTCTTGTCGAGCTCCTGCTCCCCTCTGTCGCCGATAGCCCTTGCCATTGCCTCGTCTATCTGTCCGTCGAGGTCTAAGTGTTGATAGTTCGGGTCCGCCTGCACCTTTCTCAAATAGTCGCTTTCGAGGAACAACTCTTTACCCCTCGCCCACAAATCAGGAAAACGCTCCTTCACCTGACTTACCCACAAGTGCCCAAACTCGTGTATAGGCGTGTTCAGACTTACCTCATCAGGATTGAGGTATATGGTGTTGCCCTTTACGAAGCCTAATACTGTGCCATTAGGACGCAAATAATGTTCGCTGCCTCCTATCTCTGCTAAAGCATTATAAAAGTCCTCTCCTGTCTTTACGTCGGCAAAGCCCGTCTTTTTTAGCAGCGTTACAAGCTCTTCGAGTTTTTTGTTCTCTTGCTGGGCTTCATCTCGCTCTGCCTTAATCCGTATGTTTTTTTCTATTTCTTCATTGACATTGTCTCCGTATTTATCATTTATTTCTCGGGTAGCGCTTTTCATTTTCTCCACAATATCTCTTTCTGCAAGGAAATGTTTTTGTCGCAAACTAAACTGTCTCTCTGCAAGTTCTGTCGCTTTTTTTACCTCAGGCAGACCTCTCCATTTTAAAGAAACCACTCTTTCAATACCATTTAGCTTATTTTCGATTAGACGACTTTCTGTCCGTAATTCTGTACGCTCTGTTTCTATTTTCTCAATTTCAGATTTTAGCTTTTCAATAGTATCTTGTTTAGACGAACGAGACAATACACTTTCTTTTTTAAGTATAAATGTTTGTAAATATCTTAATTTCTTATTTACATCTCTTTGTCTGTTCTCCAATTGCTTTCTTTGTTCGGCAATATCAGGAAATTTATCCGAGAATATACTTGTTTGACTCAAGGCTCTGTCTGTTCCAAATTTCATTATGAGGTGAACATCTTCTCCCGCATTATTTATATCTCTTTCTAACTCATCTTCAGAGTCTTTAATCTCTTTGAAATATTCTTCTCTTACCTTCTTGCCTATAATATGTTTTTTCTTCTCAAGTTCGGCATTTTTTTTAGAGGCAAATTTTATGTTTTCATCTTTCCAACTCTCTGTTATACCGTCCCAAATAGGCGTAAAGTCTGACACATATTCAGGTGCTACATATTGATGAAAACTTATCTGTCGCCCTTGTTTGTCTCGGAAGTAAACAATATCGAATTTCTCTACTCCATTATAATCAAAACCTACATACTCGTCTCTATTATATAGTTCTTGTGCTATCTTGTTTACTGCCCTCTCTTTAAGGCTATATATCTTATCGTTTACCAGCTTCTCGTCTACGTTTAAATAATAATAGCCTTTATTAGCCATATTATTCAGTTCGGCAACGCTACGGAGCAAGTCATATACTCCCTCTGTATCCATTCTTTTGAGTTTTAATAAACCTCCGTTTATCTTATTCACCAAAGGTTTTATCTCACTTATATCCGATAAAAACCGTGTCTCCTCGTTTTTTTCTTCCGAAAGCGTCGGATTATCGAAATCTTTTATTACCTTTGCAATGTCCTTTGTGTTGTATCCCTTTGAACGAGTAATGGTCTCGTTATCGGATAACCACGTAAGGACTTTTTCTTTATTAAGATATGCTTTTCTGCCCTGATTTTCTTTGTCGAGCAACCATTCAACGATTTTCTCTATTCTGTCTTTTGGAAAAATTGTAGAAACTGAATTAACATCTATCTCTATATTATTCGATTTTCGCTCAGACCTTACCTTTATCGCTACAATATGATTTACTCCATTGTATTGGAGTTCCGTAAGTAACACTTTTCCATCATTGTTTGGATTATTGAATACGGCTATCGGGTTTTGTATTGCTCTCGGTAGGTCTTTTATACTACTTATATCAAATGGGTGGTGTTGTCTATATTTTGCCGAAGATTTATTTTTCAGCATCTCCGCACTCATCTCAATAGGCAGATTAGGTAAACCCGCACTTCTCAGTATATCGTTAGGCATACCCAAACTATACACGTGCCCCTTCGGCAGTGTGCCGTCTATCTGCTGTTGTAGCTCCTCGTTAAAGCGGTCGTTTATATCCTTTATAGAACGGAAACGGATATTACTATACTCTCCGAATGGTTTACGTTGTTTTGCCCCGTCATATAGCCACTCTTTGAAGGTATCTATATCTACATACGTAATATCCTTAAATCCTTTCCAGTCTTTTGAGTAGTTCGAAAGATACGCTTTTTTGGCTTCGTCTTCCGTATCGAAACCAAACATAACTTTACTTTCGTCAAACTCTTTTGTCTTCGGGTTTACTTGGTCTACTACAAATATTCTTTTGCTATTGGGATTGTCTCCGATAAAAACATCTATATGGTCGCCATCTTTGCCCTCAGTATTTTTGAAATATCCATAGTGGTTTTTCATTTCGGTGCTCCACGCCTTGCCATTATCGTCTACTCCTCTGCGTATAGCACCCTTAGGGTTTTCTATTGTTATATCAAACCCCTGTATTTTTACGTGTCCTTTTTTGTAATTACCGGCTTTCTTCTGTGCTTCGGTCGGCTCAACATCTATTTCTTTTACCGCTTCTGCAATATCTGCTTCAGCTCTTCCTCTATCGTCGGCTGTTTCTGTTCCTGCCTCAGATTGTTCTCCGATGCTAAGTTCGCTTTCGCTGCCTCGTCGCCCTGCTCGGCTCGCTTCACCTCTGCTGTCCAAAGTATTGTGCTCATTCTGTCTAATGGGTACATAATCTATATTGAAATTTTCGTTAATACTTTCTTGTAAACTCTTTTTCTCGCCTGTCGTAAACAAGTCGCCCTTACCTTCCAATAAGTTATAGAAATCGTCCCATATTGTATATAGTCCTCTTCCCTTATCTTTCGACGAACGTAAGTTGGTCGACTTATACAGTATAGCAAGTTCCGCCGCAAAGTTACTGAATTTCTCCCGCATATCTACCAATGGGTACGTGCCGTCTTCATTCATTGCATTGAAGTCGGGTTGTGCTGTCATCAGCCAACTCATCACTTCTCTACGTGATTCGTCTACCCCAACCTTGCCTTTATTGTTATTGCCAAATACCAATGTGTAGAGCAAGATACTATCCTGTATCTCGCCAAGTATCTGTCGCCCGTACTCTTGATTGAGTATAGCTCGGTATGTCTGTAAATATAGTGCTGTCTTCGCACTATCAGGCAAATTCAAAAAGTCGCTATTGATATTGGCATACCCTCCCTCTGTTATAAGGCTTGTTAGTATACCCTTGAAGTCATCAATAGCTCCGCTCGTTACATCGCCTCTCTCATCAAAGAAACCCTGTCGTTGCGTCATCGATATTGCTCCTGTCTTGTCTAATATAGGCAATACATCTCTCAGATTTGCCGATATAACGTCCGATACCGTGTTCTCCTCGTCTACCCCTTTGAGTAGTCCCGTTATAAACCTGTCGAGCATATTTTGCGATTTCAGGTGTTTTATTACTCCGCTCGGGTTTATCCTATGCACACCACCGCTCTCTACATCTTGCTGAGTGTATTGACCCAATAATATAGCGTCGCCATCCGTACCCTCATATATATCCACAGCTATCGGCTCTCTCATAGTCCGTACCTCGTCTGCCGACATACCGTAATCCTCTGCATTGTCTATCAGATATTGCTTGTACGCCTCTGCCGACTTCGGATACTCCTCATACATCAGACGTAACGCTTCGGCTCTGTTGTTACCCTGTATTACCTCCAATCTGTTGTTAGCTATCGGACTGCCGTTGTATGCAGTTATGCCGCCCGTTATCTCTTCGGGGGTTATGTTTGCCGCTATCTGTGCTGCCGATACTCTGCTCGCTTTGTCGGTGCGTTCTTTCGGCTGTGCCTCTGTGATAAAGTGATATATGTTACTGCGTCCACCTCTGTGCGATGGCTGCAACTTCGTCTGTGCATTGTCTATTATGGTACGCTTCACCGTCGGACGTCCGCCTTCGACCGCTCCTGTGTCGTTGGTAAACTTACGCCGTGCCGTATTGTATCTGTCTAACGTTATAGGCTCTTGCCTGTCTATACGCTCGCCCGTACGCAACCTGAAACCTCTCAGACGAGCATTTTCTGGCGTATCTTGCAAGAAATCGGGTACTCCCTCTCGCTCCTCTTTCTCTCGTACCATTTGTTCTCGTTGTGCCTGTTCTTCACGTCGAGACTCCTCACGTTTAGCCGCTGCCTCCTCTACCGTACGTCTCGGCATAGCTTGTTCTTGTTGCTGTCGCTGCTCGTTAAGATAGTCCACAAACACCTTTTTGTCCTCTTGCAGTGCTGCAAGCTCTTTGTATTCTGCCACGCTCTTACCTGTCTTATTCGTCAGCCTCGATATCTTTTCACTTAGTGCCTTCGACTGCTCTGCTATATAGTCCCTTACCAAATCGGCATTTTGACCAAACTCCACTTGTGCGTATCTTATTTTCTGTTCAGCATTCATTCGGCTCTCGTCTACCTCGCCCTTCTTGTTTCTCGGTAAAGAATTATAAAATTCTTCTTGTTCGTTTAAGTTATTTGTTGTACCTTTGTCGGTAGAAGTAGTATCGGATACAGTTCTGTTTGGGTCGCCTTGATTATCGGCTTCATCTTGCGACCGCAAAGTATCGAGGGTAGCCGATTTTAACCTTCTCTGCACTTCGGAGGCAGACCATACTACTTTATTTTTTTCTCCATACCCTTTTCTGAACACTCCACCGCTATTGACATTCCAATAACTGCCGTCATTAGACAGTTCTACATATAGTGTATTATTGTGTTTATCCTTCGCTTGCAACAGATATGTACCATTAGGTTCTCCTGATGTATCTACACCTTCGGTTATAGTGTCGTAATTGCTCGCCACATACTCTACGAAGTCTACCACATTGTCAAAGCCTGCTTTTGCTATCTGTTCTCCGTGTCTATCTACTATGTGTTGCACCCCCGTACGCTCATCTCCTATACTTAATCTTATCGGAGCGGGTGTAAGTCCTGTGTCTTCGGGGATATATCCGAAGTCTGTTACACCGTTGCTCGTCTTAACAAAAGGCAAACCGTTTTCGTCAAATTCTGTACTATCGTTTTTCTCCGTAATATCCTGATATTCATTCGGAGTTACACTTTCTGCGGGCGTACTCTGTTCTATGTTTGTTTGACCGTTATTTATTGCTTGTCGTATGTTGTTCTGCTCTTGCGGATATAGCTCATTGTCTACATATTCCTCAATAGGCACATCACTCAACACTTTGCCAAACTCAGTACGGCGTGTCTTCAAATAAATAGGCTTCGGCGTGCCGCCGTCTACCTCATTGCCGTCCTTATCATATACTTTGTAATATATTGTGTTATCGCTTCTGTCGTAGTCTATGTTGCCGTCTTCATCATATACAACTTTTCCCTTAACCACATAAGCAATATTATCAGTACCCGCCACATTACTCAACTGTGTTATGTTGCCTGTGTCTACATTCATTACAGGACGGTATTGTTCGTATATCGCTTGTCGCTTGCTTTCTATTTCGTCATCAACATTCTGTTGTTCGGGGTATAAGTCGGCGACACTATCAATAACCTGTACGCTTTCACCGTCCGCTCCAAGCAACAACACATTGCCACGTCTTAATGGTATACTTTCTTCTCCAACCTGATATTCGCCGTCTTCATCAGCAACGTCACCTACTATCCATTGAGCATTGTCATATTCTACTTCATCGCCTTGTCTCAACTGTGGTATTGTATAATCAGGTTGTCTTTCTTCTTGTATATTTTCGTCTGTAACTTCCTGACGTTCATCCGTGCTTACACTTTCTGCGGGTGATACTTCACTGTCTGCTTCTGCATAAATATCTTTTCTGATATTATGAGCAACAACATTAGCAGCCAACTTATTAAACTCTACACCTATGTCGTTTAATTTATTGTCAGACACTCCACCTAATTCTTGCACATATTCTTCAATTACTTTATGTAAGTTTTCTATTTCAACATTTTTTATTTCATCAAGCATTTTTTTAGGAGCAGCTATATTGTTTTGCCGAGCAAAATTCAACAATGCTCTATCCGCCCTGTAAGCGTCAAGCGAAGATTTAGCTACACTTACAGTGTTTGCCCCCAAACCGACAAGGCTCATCGGAGCAAAACCACCTATCATTTGAAGCATATTGTCCTTACTCCAAAAGTTCGCCCATTCTTCTTTTGTTGCGGTCCCGTTTATTCTGTTAAGCACTTGCCCAAAACCTTCTTCTGCAAGCTCTCCAAACTGCCCGTTTATACCCGCTTTCGACAAATATCTATTAGCAGTGCTTCCTGCCTTAATAATACCTCCCACAATACCTTTTGAAGACAATTTTCCCCAACTTGTAGGAATAATATTTTTCGCCACCTTGCCCCCAAAGCCCGCAAAAGCACCTCCCGCACGCTCCGATATACCCTCTATTGCTCCACTGACCAAAGACTGAGCAAGGTTATATTCAGAAGGTGCAACATCATATTGACCTTTTCCTTTGCCAAAAGCAACTGTGCCTGTTTTTGTTTGAATAGCACTATCGTAGGTATTAGGCATAAATAAAGATTGAGCTGTTCCACCCACAAAAGTGTCTGTTGCCCCTTTCCCTACAAACCTCGCTCCTCTTAAAGCTGTCCCCCCCAATCCCTTAGCTGCAAGTTTAGCTACTATCTTAGGGGCATTTTTAGAAATAAATTTACCTATCCCTCTTGCTACTGCTTTTGTTGCCGCAGATCCAATAAAATTTGTGCCTAAAAATTGTGTGGATATTTCTGCCGACATCTCGGCTATTTGTCCCGCAGTATACCAACCACTTACGTCGTCCTTTCTCATATACGCAACAAGCGTATTCGTTGCCAACGCCTCCATTAAGTCGTTTTCCTTATCTGTGAGATTTTTCCCCTCCAAATACCTGTCTGTTACTCCTTTTATAGTAGCCGATTTTGCCAGACCACTTAGCCCAAAAGAAAAAAAGCTTTCAGCGTCAGCAGCGTCTTTTGCTCCTGCCCACATACTATTAGCCCAATTGCCTCCTTTCTTTGGAGCATTTAATAGCTTTTCGGTGTCGTCTACTAATTTTAGTGTAGCAGCAGGGACACTCATAGCAAGGTCAGCGGCAGTAGTCGACACATAGGCGTCTTTGTCTGCACGAATAAAAGCAGGTATCTTCTCCTCTTGTTCTCGCAATTGTGCCGCATATTCGTTATAATCTTTTTGAGCCTTTTCTTTAAGACTTCGCAACGTGTCGTCTATCTGTTGCCTTTGTGCTTTTTCAGCTTTCTGATACTCTATCGCTGTCGCCTTAGCCTCATCTTGCCTTCTCGCTTCTCGTTCCTTTATATCTTCGGGCAAAAGGTATCTTCCTCTTATAGATAAATCCGCTCTTTGCTTATTCGCTATATTTTTTCTTTGTGCGGTATCCACAATAGTTTGAGCGTTAATATTATCTACAACATTCCTTTTTTGAAAAGAATACCTGTCTTGTGGAGTTATAGGGGTAGCCCTACCTGTTGCCTCCAATGCGTCTATGGCATAGTCCTCTGCCGTTTTTTCGCCACCCCCCAGTACATTTTTTATTGGTGTCTCAAAGTGAACATATTCGTTTTTGTTCGGCTTGTAAGGCGGCACTGTTTTTCTCCCCTTTGATATTGACGAAGGTACTACTCGACTACCAAGTGCTTTTACCAAAAAATCGGCTTTCGAGCCACTAAACCCCGTCTTACCCCTCAAATCATCATAGACAAAATTAGAAAAGACCGTATCCGTTGCCAATTTTTCGGCAAACTCATCTATATTACGACCTATCGAATTAAGGTCATAATTGTCTTTTATCAGTCCGTCATATAATTCTTGTAGTCTTTTTGAATTATTGCCAACTTCCATAATTTTGTCGTGTGTTTTTTTTGTCATTATTTATCTGCGAATTGGGAGCGAACTTCTTTTTACCCCCACTACGAACTTCCTTGTATGCTTTATTAGCAGCCTCCCTTTCCGCTCTCGCCTGTTCGTTATTATTCAATATCCTTGCTTTATTTGCCTGTTCCTGTTCTTTTGTCGGAGCAATTAATTTACCTGTCCTCTTGTCTAACGTCGGAGACAACGGATTTCCATTGTTGTATGCTATATTTTCGAGATTTTTATTAAATTCGCTAACATCTTCTTGATTTATTAAATTCCAACCACCTTTGCCATCTGGAACAGCTACCTTCTTGCCCTCCGCTTTTCCTCTGGCTTTTGCGGCTGCTACTGAATATTTGCCTCTGATATGAGCTAATTTTTCGTTGCCCTCCTGTTTTTTATCAAACTGTTCTTCCTTTTGAGTAATTTTCGCTCCTTCTTTACCTGCATTAAGATAAGCATTGTAAAGAGCTTTAAATATATCTACTGTTCTATCGGGATACTCCTCATCGCTTTGGGATAATATCTTGTTATACATTTGCCTCCACCTTGCAAGGTCATTCTGGTAATTAGAATTCAAATAATCCCGTCTTGCTTTACTGTCAGCCACCGTATTAGCTGCTATTGGTCTTCGCTGATATACATTACCGCCCCCAATAATACTACCGGTGTCTATCAATAAATGCAATGCCTCACCTAACAACGCAATGTTTGCCCGCCTCTTTTCGGCGGCAATAGCCTCATCTGGTGTTAATGGTTTGGGGTTCTCCTGCAAATACATTTCTGCCAATGTAGATACATTTTTTCTTTTTCGAGGCAACTGTTCGGCGAAACCTCTTGCCTCATTCCAAACAGTATTTGCGTCAGGTAAATCTACTCTGTTGTTGTTCGGAACAAAATATGTTATACTTTTGCTCTTTCTCGCCCCCTGTGCCTGTGATTGCTTAGGAGTATGAGGCGTTACATCTTCGGGGTGTCGCTCCCAATAATCCGTAGTTTGCCTCTCACTATAACTACCTTCCTCTAATGGAGGCAATCCGAGTTCCGCCCTCGTCTTTCTTACTTTTTCTTTTTCTTCTTCCGTCGGCATAACTTCTTGTTTTTTTTACGCCCATAACTTGTTATTTTTAGGCGTCTTTATTGGACTATCTACAATTTTTGTGCTTTCATCGTTCGGAGCAAACTTCGCTGCCCCCCCTCCAATATTCTGCCCATCGTATGCACCGGCAGCTGTTGCCGCCGCATTACCAATATTTGCTGCAAAATTGGCATAGTTTTGCTGTTTAGCATAGTCAAGGTCTGCCTGTTGTTGATATATGTTCTGGCGACTTCGCTCTAACGCCTGATTAAGACTATCTTTACGCAAAGAGGCATTACTCAATATATTGTTGTACACAGAAGATAGTGCAGCTGCATTCTGGTCCCGTATAACGTTAGACGTATCCATTTCTCCCGTTATCTTCGCCCTCGCTCTGGCTGTGGCAATCCTTTCTTTCATCTGTTCTTGAAGTCTCCCCAATAGAGCTTTATTGTGATATTGCTCTAAGGGATTTTCATTTAATTGTCTTTCGTAAAAAAGACGCTGACGTTCACCCTCCTTTTCGAGAGCTTCCTGTCTTTTCTTGTTAGCTTTTGCGGTTACAACTGCACTTGTTATTGCTCCTGCTGCTGCTATCGCTCCTAAGATTAAAGGTATTGGCATATTTATTCCTCCGTAATAACACACAAAAATACAAAAGAATAATCTCCCTTCCACCGCACAGAGCATTTTAGGCGTTTTGCGTTAGATTTTAGGCGTTTTTTGAAAATCAAATCCACCCCTTATACTTCTGGTAGAACTGTTCCCAATACAAGTCCGACGGGTTCGGTAGAGCAATACCTAAGTCCGCAAGGGTAAACTGCTGTATGCGGTCAAGGTAGTGCGTCATCTCCTTCGTGTCGAGCTTCGTTGTGCTCGCTGTCATCCGTACGTCTACCCCAAATACCTCCACCGTACTAACCCCCAAGTACCTCGCCTTAAAGTACTCGTGCAACCTCTCCTTATCTTCGCCTGTCTCGTCTTGCAAACATTTGAGCCATAGCCAATAGAGGCTGTTCTGGTCTATCGTGCGGCGTTGCCGTATCTGCTTTATCTCGGCAAAATACGGCTTATCTGTCGGTAGCTTCTCCAAGTACGATAGCACCGCTTGTTTGTCTTCCTGTCTCCTTATCGTGAATTTCATAAGAAAAGATTTTTTCGATTATATCTATCATATTTTTGTATCCCGCCTTCAACATCCGTACGTCCGATGGCTTTGCATTGTCAGGTACTCTGTCTATTAATTTTCTTAAATCTTCGGCAACTTTCTTAATTGTTATACCATCTATCATTTTTTTATTTCATTTTGCTAAAAATAAGTAAATATACCCATTTGTCTAATACGGCAGAAAACACTACAAGTACTAAAATCAATATAATGAGTAAAATTACTTTTAGCCACACAAAGTCTTTCTTTTTCATATCATTAAATTTTTTTTCTCCCACCTATCGATATAATCTTTCTTCCGCCTGTCGATATCCCTATACCGTTTCATCTCCTTCTCTACCTCGTCCGCTAATATCTTGAATGTCGCATTATACCTACATTCATCATCGAACTTACGCAAGTAACGAAGTACGCTCTGCATCGACGTACGGAGCAGTTCCGATATTATGGTGTTCGATACTCCCAACATACTGCACTGCCGAGTGAATAACATACGAGCAAACACACAATCACATCGTCTACTATTCGTTGCTTCCTCACTTGTTGCGATTATACCTGTAACCTTGTATACCGCCGCCAGTGGTCGTCTGATATTACGCATACTAACATCTTCTTTTTTCTTCATCTTTTCCTATAATTTCTATTTTTTAATTCGTATCGGCAGCCCCGCATACTCCCAAGCGAGCAGGGCAGCGTCTCTTGCCTCTTGATTGGTCTTGTTCGTTATATGATTGGTCTTGTCCGTTATAATGGCTAAGTGTTGCAGCTCCTCGTGTGTTATCTTGCCGTCTCTGCCTTTCCACATCTTACGCAGCGGCGGCTGTTCTACCACCTCTATGCCGTAATG